GTGTCTATCTGCAAACGATATTTTCTATTTAGATACAATATACAAAATATATTAACTAAACTACCAACTAAATTTGTTAAAGAAGAACCGCTCATTAATCCACGCTTCTTTTTGAACATACAAACTAATCCATTGACACAACTAATAATCAAACAATTACGGTGATAATCTAGAATATCGTCTACAAGGAATCTGTCGTAATAACTAAGTTGTATTTTGCTTGACAAAAAATCAATGCACAACTTAATTAGGTCATTCTCAAGTCTTTGATCAAAGGATTCAAAGTCAAGACTATAGATATAATTTCGATTTTGCCAGTATGAGTATCTAACTGCGAGATCAGTATATGTATTACCCATACAGTAAGGAGTTGTTTTATTATTTTCAAAATGAACAAAAATTCCATTGAAAATCATCTTTTCAATTACGGCGATCAATACTGGAAATGGATAGAATTGACGAAATTTTAATCTCCCAGATGATGAAATTTGGGTCCTCCAATTGATTGAAATAGGGAATAGAACGAAAGGAAAACGAACTTTACTTCGCAACAGATTGTGGATACAACTAACAACTTTTTCCTTCACCTTAGTCTTTGGTCTTGAAAAGTCAGGGAAACTAGAGCTAGTTGATTGCGGTAAACTATCAAAAGCTAGTGAAGGCCCTACGGTTTTATACTTACTACCGGATAATAATAATAAGTCGGACATTTCGCCCAATACTACGGAAGTGAGAGCCTTATCCAAACGTAATTTGTTTGTAGATGAAAGGAGGCTAATAGTTTCAATTCTATTTTTGTCACTCTTTTGCTTAGGATCACCTGCTTGAGTCATCAAGTCTAATACTTCTGCTTCATAGTTGAAAACATCAATAAAGATTGATTCAGTAAGGTAAGTAGCACTTTTCTTTGAATTTAGCCAACTGACACTGGCAGCTCGATTTGCATCAAACTTTAAATACCAAGGACATCTAGAATTCACGTCCAAAAAATTCTTTCTTAAATCTGAAAAATTTTTGAAATACTTCATTTTACTGCTATTTTATATATTACAAACACTTGCGTGTAGGGTACTCATCTTCCAAGTAATTTAAATATTAAATAACGAAGGTATGCCAACGAAATTGTTTATAA